TTCAAGTCTTGCGGCAACTCAGTATGCAACTGTACGTCAAGGTATTGAGGGGTATAACACCGCTGATTTGATGTGGGGTACTGCTTCCGCCGCTACGATAACCATATCTTTTTGGGTTAAATCTAGTTTAACTGGGACGTTTGGCGGTGTTGCCGGGAACAGTGCTTTCAATAGGTCTTATCCTTTTACGTACACAATTTCTGCCGCAAATACGTGGGAACAGAAAACCGTAACTATTGCAGGAGATACGACAGGAACGTGGGAAACCACAAATAGTGCGGGCATTCAACTTTATTTTGGCCTTGGAGCTGGTTCAACTTATAGTGGAACTGCTGGCGCTTGGACAGGATCAGGTTTAATTTCTGCAACCGGTGCAGTAAATGTGATGGGGACGCTAAACGCCACATGGCAAATCACCGGCGTACAACTCGAAAAAGGCAGCACAGCCACCAGCTTTGACTACAGGCCGTATGGTACGGAGTTGGCGTTATGCCAGCGGTATTACTATACGACAGGCGGCGATGCGACGCTCCAATTTTTTGGAACAGGTGCAGCTTTCTCAACCAGTCAAGTTAATGGCATAGTAATTCCGTTTCCAGTGACGATGAGAACAACGCCTACATTTTCCGTATCTGCTGTATCGGATTTTTATTTACAAAACGCGGCTGGTACTGGCGGCGTTACTAGCGCAATTAGCCAAGATGCAGCTGAGGCATCAGCCAAGTCAGGAAATCTTCGCGCTACTAGAAGTGCTGCAGGTCTTACTGCTGGAAACGCTTCTGTGCTTATCGCTGTAAATACTTCTTCGCGTCTTAACTGGTCTTCGGAGCTATAAATGTACAAGTTATTTAAAAGCGAAAGAACAGGTGAAGTAGTTACTGTTATTCGCCTTGAAGACATCGCTTATATCCCATTCGACCCAGCCAACACGGATTATCAAGCATATCTGAAATGGCTAGCCGAGGGCAATACTCCAGAACCTGCTGATACACCAGAATAAATAAAAGAAAACATTAAGGAAATACATTGGCATATCTCGGTAATCAACTCATCAATGGATCGTTTCAATCTGAATACTTTTCAGGTGATGGTTCTACGACTGAATATAATCTAGCGTATCCACACGGAAACGAACCGTCGGTTATCGTTTCAATTTCTGGTGTCAAGCAGAAAACAGATTCATATGCACTCATTGCAGGTAAACTTGTGTTTACTGAAGCACCACCAGCGGGTTCAAATAACATTGAAGTTGTTTACTTAGGTAATCGTGTTCTGACAAATCCTTACTTGTCAGCAGATACATATGGTATCATTCGGATCAATCCAAACACAATTTCAGAGAACGTTACGATTCCAACATTATACAATGCAAGTTCCGCTGGACCATTAACGATTGCAAATAACAGAACAGTAACCGTAGCAAATGGTGCTACATGGGTCATCATTTAATTTTTAGGAAAACAAAATGGCAGGTTCACTTAAAATAGACGCAATAACGACAGACAACGGATTGACGCTGACTGGTGGCGCAAGATCAACGCCCTGCACGACTGTTCCCGGAATCACTTATGCTGGTGGTACGATTACACTTGATTTGAATGCAGCGAACAATTTTGAAGTCGGTCTTGCAAACAATGCGACACTAACAAATCCAACTAACATCAAATTAGGTCAATCAGGTTGTATCTTTGTTCGTCAGACACTTGGATCAAATACAATTTCATATGGTTCGTACTACAAGTTTCAGTCAAACTCAGCACCTGTATTATCAACAGCAGTTAATGCAATTGATCTACTCACATATTATGTCGCAAACTCAACAACAATTATTGTTGATGCAATCACTGGTCTAGTCTAATGAGTTCATTATTCAATTTAGCTACTGCAACAGCAGCTGGTGGACATCGTAATCGGTTAGGTTATCAAATTAGCCGCAGCGTAAGACTTCGTGCAAGTGCGACTGGATATTTTAGTCGTTCAGCTTATCCAGTTGCATCGGCTGGTACGCAATGGACGCTTTCAATGTGGGTAAAGCGTGGTACACTTGGAACGCAAACCGATCTGTTTTCATTTGTTTCCACTGCTGGTTCAGCACAACAAGCCGGTATTCAGTTTGATTCAAATAATAATATTCGTTGGTGGCAATATGTTTCGCCAAGTTATGCTTTCCAAAAAATCACAACGGCGGTTTTTCGTGATCCATCTGCTTGGTATCATTTAGTTTTTGTTTACGATACAACTCTAGCAACGGCAGCAGATCGTTGTCAAGTTTGGGTAAATGGTGTTCGTCTAACTGCGTTTTCAACAAGCACTGATCCAACACAAAATCTTGTTACTTATTACAAAAACGGAACACACTATCCCCATCTTGGCGCAGAAAACAGAAATGCTTCTTCTGCACTTTCTCCGTTTGATGGTTACATGACCGAAGTCAACTTCATTGACGGTCAGGCTTTAACACCATCTTCGTTCGGTGAAACTAGTCTTGTTACTGGTGTATGGCAACCAAAAAGATACACCGGCACTTACGGCACTAATGGTTTTGACATAGACTTTAGTGATAACTCCGCAGCAACAGCAGCAGCGATTGGTAAAGACTATAGCGGCAACGGCAACAACTGGACACCGAACAACATCAGCGTGACTGCTGGCGTGACGTTTGACTCAATGTTGGATGTGCCTACACAGTTTGGTGATGGCGGCAATGGGCGGGGGAATTATGTTGTGTTTAATCCAGTTAATGTTTCTGGTGGAGGCACAACAACAATTACAGATGGCAGTCTTGCCACCTCTGTTGGCTCAACTACCACTTATGGAAAAGTGCTTGGAAGCATAGGTATGTCAACAGGAAAATGGTATTGGGAAGTTACGGTCACTGCTGTTGGTGGTGCTGGCAATATTGGCATTGGTGATGGAACTGCTCCTTCAGCAAGTTTTGGTCTTGGGGGTGTGGCTGGTGAAATTGCATATCAAAGTAGCGGCAACAAGTACACGAACAACTCAGGCACTGCCTACGGTGCAAGCTACACCACCAACGATGTGATTGGTGTTGCCTACGATGCTGATGCAGGAAGCATTACGTTCTATAAAAACAACGCGAGTCAGGGTGCTATCACTGGTTTCTCTGGAACCAAGTTCCCGGCTGTTGGCTCTGGCGGTGGAACCAACCCGCAGTACGCGGCCAACTTCGGCCAGCGCCCCTTCACCTACACACCACCGTCCGGCTTCAAAGCACTGAACACACAGAACTTGTCAACGCCGACTATTCTGAGGGGCAATCAGTATTTTGATGTGTCCACTTGGAGTGGCAATGCGTCCACGCGAAGCATAGTCAATGACGCTGCAATGCAGCCTGATCTGGTGTGGATCAAGAAACGCGGTGGTGGAACTACGCCGACACGCGACCATAGGTTGTTTGATGCTGTGCGTGGAGCAACATTGTACTTGTCAAGCAATGCGACCGGCGCAGAAATTACTGAAACAGACGGGCTGACTGCATTTAACTCAAACGGATTTACACTTGGTGCGAGTGATGGCGTAAACGGCACTACCGGAGGCACAGGCACCTACGTCGGCTGGCAATGGAAAGAAGGCGCAACGCAGGGCTTTGATATTGTGACGTATACGGGAACGGGTGCGAACCGCACAGTGTCTCACTCGCTTGGCGTTACTCCGTCCATGATTATTGTCAAAGCACGAAACTTACCAAATAGTATTGCTCGTTCGTGGTCGGTTTGGCATACCGCGCTGGCAGCGACAGAAGTTATTTTCCTGAATCAAACTTCGGCTAAACAGACTGGCGCAACAACTTACTGGAACAGCACACTGCCAACATCTTCTGTATTCTCACTTGGCGATGAGCCAACTGTCAATGGCGCAGTTGGAACTGTTGGTGAGTATGTCGCTTATTTATTCTCCGAAGTCGCAGGCTTCTCCAAGTTCGGCAGTTACACAGGCAACGGCGCCGCTGACGGTCCGTTTGTGTTCACAGGATTTAGACCGAGATTTGTAATGTGGAAACGATCAGATGCTACTGCAAATTGGTTTTTAATGGATTCATCTAGAACTCCAGCAAATCCAGTAAATCTTGAGTTGTATGCAGACCAATCTAACGCAGAGGTAACATTTACTGATTGTGATTTTGTGTCTAACGGCTTTAAGTTAAGAACATCAGATTCAAGCAGAAATGCCAGCGGCGGCACATACATCTTTGCAGCTTTTGCCGAAAATCCATTCAAAAACGCTCTTGCTAGATAACCAATATCGTGACTAAATAAAGAACAACATAGGAACAAAAAAATGTTTTTACTGAACGACAAACCTCTATCAACAGACGTAGCATTTACAGTAAACGGTATTCAATATCCAGCCAACTGGCTCAGACTTTCTTCAGCAGCAGAAAAAGCTGCAATCGGAATTACTGAAGTCGCTGATCCTGTTCGTGAAGATGATCGCTTTTACTGGAACGGCGTCAAAACAAATCCACGCCCACTTGAAACGCTCAAAGAACAATTCTCTGCACAAGTCAAAGATACTGCAAACAAACTGTTAGCATCTACTGATTGGATGATTATCAGAAAGATTGAACGTCAAGTCAATGTTCCTACAGCAATTGCATCGTATCGTGCAGCAGTTATTTCTTCAGCAGAAACAAATGAAACTGCTATCAATGAAGCAGAAGATGTTGAAGCACTTCAGCAAGTTGTATATTCATTGACATGGCCTACACTTGAAACTGAGGAAGAATAATGGCAGGTACTCTTGTTGTAGATAAAATTCAGCTTGATATTGGTAATACTTTTCAAATAGTAAGTAATACCGGTGGTCTAATTTTATCTGCAAATAATGCTGGCTTACAAACAGGTATTGCAGCGAACAGCATTACTTATGGAATGATTTCGCCTAGTATTCTTGCAACACAGAATAATGTCTATAATGTTGTTTCTGCAAATGCAAATACTGGTGTGGGTAATTCTACAGTAACATTTACAAGCAATACTGGAGCAATCAGTGCCGGCATGATTGTTTATGGTGCAGGATTTGGCACAGGCACAACTGTTTCTTCTGTAATCAATGCAAACACAATTCTGCTTTCAACAGCCGCAGCAAATACATCAACGAATACAAGACTTTCATTTGTTGAACCTAACAAATTAGTTACCGCAGAAATCGTTGGTCCTGGACTATGTAAAGCATGGGTGAACTTTAGCGGTACAGGCACCGTTGCAATTCGTGCTGCATTCAATGTGAGTAGTATTCAAGACAACGGAACAGGTGATTATACGGTCAACTTTACAACTGCAATGCCGGATGTGAATTATTCTATTGCAGCTAATTCAGACACTACAAACTCCAGCGGGCCACAATCGGTAGTAATAAACTATTCAACCGTAATTAATAACAAAGTAACCCCAACAGCATCCGCCTTTCGCTTGGCTTGTATGATTATGGGTACTGGTGCTGGTGTTGACAACCCATATATAAATGCTTCAGTCTTCCGCTAAAAGTAAACACACCAATAATCAACGACCCCGCTTCGGCGGGGTTTTTTGTTTCTACCAATTCCGCATTTGACTAAATACTACATTATAAGGAGAAAACACTTTGGCAGCTTATTTGGAACTTACACTTGAGCAGGGTGCTAATCTAACATCAGTCGTGACTGTAAATAATGCACAAGGTGATGCAGTGAATCTGACAACATACTCAGCAGCATCTCAGCTCCGCAAATCTTATTACTCTTCATCTGCAAATACACTTGCAGCAACAATCACGGGTAATGCAAATGGTGAAATAACACTGACAATGACTGCGGCAAATACTGCATTGCTTACTCCAGGAAGATATGTCTACGATTTAGTCATTACAAATAGCACAGACAATTCAAAAACTAGAGTTATTGAAGGTACAGCAATTGTATTACCATCTGTAACGAGGTAATAAATGCCATTGACATTAGGCTCTGTTTCACTCAGAAACAACACACTAGGAACAATTACAGTACAGCAACCAAATAGAACTACACTTGCTGCATCTGATTTTGCTCCTAAACCAAATATTACTCTTGCTGAAATCAATGATGTCTCAACTGTAGGTGTTGAAGATGGCGAATCATTAGTTTTTAGTTCAGCAAATAATCGGTACGAATTCAAAATTGCCTCTGCGGCTGTTACTAGTATTGACGGCGGCACATTCTAAGCTCTAAAAAAATGGCAAATTCATCTATTCAAATAAAACGTTCGTTAGTAACAAGCACACCAACTAAACTAAATGTTGGTGAACCAGCATATTCATACACAAGCAATACATTATTCATTGGTACTCCAGACAGTAATGGTGCGATTGCAATTGGTGGTTATGATTTATTTACTCGTCAAACTTCTGGATATGCACAAGCAAACGCTGCATTCATTCGTGCGAACAATTCACTGAATGCAAATGTTGGCGGCACAATCACTGGTGATATTACGATTCAAGGTAATCTAAACATCATTGGTGGTTCAATTGCAGCAAACGTTCCTACAGTATTGATTGGTGATAATATCATTACGTTGAATACTGCAATCAGTCAGTCGGGTCAGCCGACAATGAATGCTGGTATTGAAATTGATCGTGGCGCACAACCGAATGTTTATTTGCTTTGGAATGAGACTGCTGACAAATGGCAATTTACAAATGACGGAACAAGTTACGATGATCTAGGTGGTTCTGCAACTGCATCATATGCAAACTCAGCATTCATCAAAGCTAACGCAGCATTTGATCATGCAAACGCTTCTTTTGCTGCTGCTAACAATGTATTTCCACAAATTCAACCTGCATTCAATACAGCAAATGCAGGATTCATTCATGCAAACTCAGCGTTCATAAAAACAAACGCAGCATTTGATCACGCTAATTCTGGATTCATCCAAGCTAACTCATCATATCATCATGCAAATGCAGCATACATTCGTGCGAACAATTCGCTCAATGCAAATGTTGGTGGTCTAGTTACAGGTAATATTTCTGTTGGCGGTACAATTACCCCAAATAGTGATCTCACATGGAATTTAGGTAACACAGAGTATCGTTGGCATTCATTGTTCTTAGGACCAGGCACACTGAATATCGGTGGTTTGACGATCAGCAATTCAAGCGGCATAGCAACATTTGATGGTGAAGTTTTAGACTTCACGTTATCAAATACACTTTTACCTACTTTTGTTGGCGCAGTTTATCAAGCAAACGCTTCATTCAATCACGCAAATTCTGGATTCATCCAAGCTAACGCTGCATACAATCACGCTAACGGTGGATTTATCCACGCAAATTCTGCGTTCATAAAAACAAATTCTGCATTCAATCATGCAAATGCCTCTTTTGCAAACGCTAACGGTGCTTTTGCAAAAGCTAATGTAAGTTATAATCATGCCAACAGTGGATTCATCCAAGCTAATGCTGCATTCAATACAGGTAACGCTGCATTTGTTCGTGCAAACAACTCACTGAATGCAAATGTTGGTGGTACAATTACTGGCGATGTAATTGTTGTTGGTAATGTTACATCAAACAGTCTGACAACAACAGGCACAAACGGTAGCATTACAGGTGCAAATGCAATTTTCTCTAACTACATTTTTGCTTCTAATGTAGATTTGAGTATCTTCTCTGCACTAGCTTTTGCAAACGCAAACGCTGGGCTTGCAATGGCAAATGCTGCATTCGCAAACGCTAACGGTGCTTTTGCTAAAGCAAACGGCGCTTATAATCACGTAAACGTAGCGTTCAATCATGCAAACTCTGGCTTTACTCAAGCTAATTCAAGTTTCTTCCGTGCTAATTCTGGATTCATTCAAGCAAACTCTGCATATGCACAAGCAAATGCTGCTTATATTTCACAGAATGCATCTGGTCAATATGCAAATGCTGCATACGTTCGTGCAAACAATTCTTTAGATGCAAACGTTGGCGGCACAGTAACTGGTGATGTTCGCATTACTGGTAATCTGACTGTTACTGGAAATACCACATACGTCAACACACAGACGGTCTTGATCGGTGATAATATCATCACACTCAATGCTGCTATCAATCAAGCATCTGCTCCTGTACTAGATGCTGGTATTGAAGTTGATCGTGGTTCAGAAGCAAATGTTTATTTACTTTGGAATGAAACTACAAATAAATGGACAGTAACAAATGATGGCGTAGGTTATTTTGATATTGGTTCTGCTGATGCTGAACACTATGCAAACTCTGCATTCATCAAAGCAAATGCATCTTTTGATCATGCAAATGCTGCATATATCTCACAGAATGCAACTGGTCAGTATGCTAATGCTGCGTTTACGGTAGCGAATGGTGCATTCATTCATGCAAACTCTGCATATAAAAGTCAGAACGCAACTGGTCAATATGCGAATGCTGCATTCATTCACGCAAACTCTGGATTTATTCAAGCTAACGCAGCATTCATTCACGCAAATGCATCATACCAATCACAGAATGCAACTGGTCAGTATGCAAATGCTGCATTCATTCATGCAAATAGCGCATATCAAAGTCAAAATGCAACTGGTCAATACGCCAATGCTGCATTTGTTCATGCAAACAGTGCATATCAATCTCAAAATGCAACCGGTCAATATGCAAATTCTGCTTTTATACACGCAAATTCTGCTTATCAATCTCAGAATGCAACTGGACAATACGCCAATGCTGCGTTAATTCATGCAAATTCTTCATTTGATTTTGCAAACACAGTAAATGTATTTTCGTATTCAGCATATCATCATGCTAATGCTGCATTTGTTGCAGCTAACGTTGCCGATAGTAAAGCAGTAGCGTCAGGTAACTACGCAAATGCTGCTTTCATTCATGCAAACTCTGCATTTGAATTAGCAAACGGTACAGCAATTGCTGCAAATACACCATCGCATGTCGCAAACTCTGCTAGTGTATATGCAAACGGAGCATTCATTGCTGCTAATACAGCCGATTCAAAAGCAATCTCTGCTGGCTCATATGCAAACTCCGCATTTGCACAATCAAATGTAGCATTCATTCACGCAAATTCTGGTTTTATTCATGCGAATGCAGCATATCAATCTCAGAATGCGACGGGTCAATATGCTAATGCCGCATTTGTTCGTGCAAACAATTCTATTGATGCAAATGTTGGCGGCACAATTACTGGTAGTTTGACTGTTACTCAAAATCTTTCTGTTGGTAATCTTTTTGTTACTGGTCAAGTTGTTAGTATCAACTCAAGCACTCTAGTTGCAAACGATACTCTTATTGTTCTTGGTTCTGGTAATTATTTTAGTGACACAAAAGACTTGGGTTTTGCTGGTCATTATAATGATGGCACAAATGCACATTCTGGTATCATTCGTGATTTTGCAGAAAAAGAATGGTATTTGTTTAAAGGATATACACCAGAAGTTGGTGGTAATAATAACGTTGATTTAACTGATCCATCGTTTGAAATTGACACGCTGAATGCTAATTTACGCTCAACATTTATCACAATCAAAAAGATTGATATTTTACCTAGAACAAATATCATTTTTGATTTAACAAACTCAGCATTCATTCAAGCAAACTCTGGATATATCCACGCTAATGCTGCGTATCTTTCACAGAACGCAACTGGTCAGTATGCTAATGCTGCATTCATTCATGCAAATAGCGCATATCAATCACAGAACGCAACTGGTCAGTATGCTAATGCCGCGTTTATACACGCAAATAGTGCATTCATACATGCCAATGCTGCTTTTGTATTTGCTAATGATGTCAGTGCTAATGCAAATTCCGCTGGAACATATGCTAATGCTGCATTTATTCACGCTAACGCTGCTTACCAATCTCAAAATACAACTGGTCAGTATGCAAATGCAGCATTCATTCATGCAAACTCAAGCTTTATCCAAGCAAACGCTGTTTTTGTTCACGCTAACGCTGCTTATCAATCTCAAAATACAACTGGTCAGTATGCTAATGATGCATTTATTCAAGCAAACAGTGGATACAATTTAGCAAACTCAATTGCTAATAATAGTGTCGTTGCTGGCACTGCGAATGTGGCGAATTATGTAAGAGTAGAAGTCAAATCTGGTGCTAGAAACTATAATGTTGCTCTAGTTGACGCTACAACTGGTAATCTCATCATTGGTGCTAACACAGGACTGACATATCATCCCACACTACAAACACTTTCTGCTCAACTAGGATCATTTGGTCAATCTGTAACAACTTCATCTATACTTGCTGCATCACCTACTGGCTTAATATTCAATACAACTGCTACAGCAATTCGTATGGGTGGTGCAGCAACGACTGTCAATATTGGTAATGTTGGTGGTACTACAAATGTATTTGGCACACTTGCTGTCAATGGTGTAAGTGTAATTGGATTTACACGAGGTGCATATGACACAGGCAACTCAGCATTCATTCAAGCCAACGCATCATTCAATCATGCCAATGCGGCTTTTGTTGCAGCTAATAATGTATTTCCACAGATTCAGCCAGCATTTAACACAGCAAACGCTGCATTTATTCGTGCAAACAATTCACTGAATGCAAATGTTGGTGGTCAAATTACTGGTGATCTTACAATTACCGGTAATCTTGTAATTGTTGGTAATACTGTTTATGCAAACACACAAACTGTTCTGATTGCAGACAATATTATTACACTGAATGCTGCAATTGATCAGACTGCTGCACCAACACTCAATGCTGGTTTAGAAGTAGATCGTGGTTCTTCTGCAAATGTTTACTTACTCTGGAATGAAAGTGAACTGAAGTGGAAATATACCACTGATGGTGTTGCATATGAAGACGTTGGTGCGGGTGCAACAGCAACTTATGCAAACTCAGCATTTACGGTAGCCAACGGAGCATTCAATCACGCAAACGCTGCATTTATCGCTGCAAATACAGCCGATTCAAAAGCAGTAACAGCAGGTAGTTATGCTAATGCTGCTTTCATTGTCGCAAATGCTGCAACTTTACAAGCAAATGCAGCATTCAGTCACGCAAATGCTGGCTTCATTCAAGCTAACGCTGCTATACTTCACGCACAGTCTGCATTTTCTGCACAGAACACAACTGGTCAATATGCAAACTCTGCATTTGCAACAGCAAACTCTGCTGGTATTGCAGCAAACACGCCAAGTCATGTTGCAAACTCGGCAGCATCTTATGCTAATAGCGCATTTATTCATGCAAACTCATCGTTCAATTTTGCAAATGGTGCAGCAGTCGCAGCAAACACGCCAAGTCATGTTGCAAACTCTGCTGCGATTTATGCTAACGGCGCTTTTGCTGCTGCTAACGCTGCTAATGCAACAGACGTAACACAAAATAATAGTATTACAGTAGCATTGAATACTGCTAATGCTGCATTCATACAAGCTAATACACCGAGTCATGTTGCAAACTCTGCTGCGATTTATGCTAACGGCGCTTTTGCTGCTGCTAACGCTGCTACTGCAACAGACGTAACACAGAATAATAGTATTGCTGCTGTTTTTGTTCATGCGAACTCATCGTTCAATTTTGCGAACGGTGTTTCAATTGCAGCTAATACACCAAGCCATGTAGCAAACTCGGCAGCAATTTATGCTAATGGTGCTTTTGCTGCTGCTAATGCTGCTACTGCTACTGACGCAACACAAAATAATAGTATTACTGCTGCATTTAATACAGCAAATGCTGCATTCTTGCAGGCAAATACACCAAGCCACGTAGCTAATTCTGCTGCTATTTACGCTAACGGCGCTTTTGCTGCTGCTAACGCTTCTGCTGCTATTGATGTAACACAAAACAATAGCATTACCGCTGCATTTAGTGCTGCAAACTCTGCAATTGATAGCGCAGTCGCTCTTGCAATTGCTCTTGGATAACTAAAATAAATAGACAACTATGGCTAAAATAAACACAAGACAACAATTCAAAGAATATTGCTTACGCAGATTAGGATGGCCTGTTCTTGAAATCAACGTAGATGATGATCAAGTAGAAGATCGCATTGATGATGCGTTAGCTTTTTGGCGCGATTATCATTATGATGGCAGTGAAAAAATATTCATGAAGCATCAAATTACACAAGAAGATATTAGCCGTCAATGGATATATTGCCCAGATGCAGTTCAGTTCGTAATTGGTATAATGCCGTTCGATCAGTCAAATGCATCTATCAATATGTTTGACTTACGTTATCAATTACGTTTGCACGATCTATATGACTTTACATCTGTTTCATACGTGTCGTATGAGATTACAATGCAGCACTTGCGTACACTGAATCTTTTATTCTCAGGTACACCACAGTTCCGTTTCAATCGTCACCAAAACAAAGTATTTTTAGATATTGATTGGACACGTGATGTTCAACCTGGAGATTTTGTAATCGTAGAATGCTATCGTGTATTGAATCCTGATACGGTAACTCTTACAGGAACACTGTCTGGAGATCCATCGTCTAATACAATAACTGGATATGGCACAAAATTTGATCAAGAAATAGTTGCTTTTGATTTTATCAATATTGGAAATGAATCTAAACAAGTTGGTAACATTGTATCTCCTACCAGTTTGACATTGATAGGACCACCAACATTAACTCACAGCAATTCTACAGCAACGATATCTGGCACAACTGATTTATGGAATGACCGTTACCTGAAAAAACTTGCTACTGCTAAAATCAAACAGCAGTGGGGAACAAACATGAAAAAGTTTGAAGGCATTCAAATGCCTGGTGGCGTAACACTCAATGGCCAAAAAATTTACGATGAAGCAACCGAAGAGATAGAAAAGATGGAAGAAGAAATCTATCAAATGGGTTCACTTCCTTCAGAAATATTTACTGGATAAATTTTGGCTACCAACTTCTATTTTAATAATTTCCCATCTCGGCTAGGTGACGTTAGTGCAGTCACGCCAGAGCAGTTGCTTGTCGAAAATTTGGTAATTGAGGCTCTACAGATTTATGGCATGGATGCATATTACCTACCAAGAACAACAAGAGATGAAGTTGATTATTTGTTTGGAGAAGACACACTCAAAGAGTATCGCACAGCTCATCCTATTGAAATGTATCTTGAAAACTTTACAGGAATGGAAGGTGAAAGTGATTTTATTTCCAAGTTTGGTTTGGAAATTAAAAGCGAAATTACTTTATTAGTTTCAAGACTTCGTTTCAGATATACAGTTAATGGTTACACTCGTCCACGTGAGGGCGATCTTGTTTACATTCCAATGGTAACAGGATTATTTGAAATTACTCATGTTGAGCATGAAAAAGATCAAGCAATGTTTTATACATTAGGAAGAGGTCGTGGCGGTAACGTATATGTTTATGGATTGAGATTAAAACAATATGTCTTCTCTTCAGAGATTATTCAAACAGGCGTTGCTGAAATTGATAACGCTATGAGAGTTTACTATCCAAGAACTCGTATTTCTCTTACTTCTGGTGGAACAGGTAAGTTTGTAAATGATGAAATTGTATATCAAGGTTCTAGCCTTGCTACAGCAACGGCACAAGCACTTGTTCTTGATTTTGTTCCGAACACACATATTGATATTTACAGAACTCAAGGTAGCTTTATATCAACAACAAACGTAAAAGGCAATACATCAAATGCAAGTTGGGGAATTACACTTGTTTCTGATGCTGCCACACAGAACAATGCATTTGAAGACATTATTGACAACGCTCGGATTGAAGCTGCAAGTGATGGTATTATTGACTTCTCCGAAACAAACCCTTTTGGTGAGCCATAATGCTAGGTAACGCACAATTCTATCATCGTACCATCAGAAAGATGGTCGTGACTTTTGGAACACTCTTCAATGATATTGAGATTGTTCGGTACACACAAGCAGGTGCGCCAAAAGAAAAACTTAAAATTCCATTATCATATGGAGCAAAAGAAAGATATCTGACACGATTAACATCTAATCCTAATTTGATAAAAACAATTAATGTTCTTGTTCCAAGAATGTCATTTAATTTAGAAAACTTGGAATATGATGTTAGCCGTAAACAGATATCAACCCTTCGTAATTTTTCAAACGATACAGACTCGACTGTAAAGACACAGTTTGTTCCTGTACCATATAATTATGAATTTTCTCTATCAATATATGTAAGAAATACAGAAGATGGCACACAAATATTGGAACAGATATTGCCATTTTTTACGCCAGATTTTAGTGTTGTCGTGGATTTTATTCCTTCAATGAATCAGAAATATACTGTTCCTATTATATTAAATTCGGTATCATCAACGGTTGACTATGAAGGATCTGATGAAGATGGTACAACACGCTTGATCGTTTGGGATTTAAACTTCACAGCAAAAAGCTTTATCTGGCCACCAGTCAAAACTGGTGATCTTATCACACGTGCGAATACTCAATTGTTTATTGATTTGACGAATAATGCTGAACAAAAAGCTTATGTTGATTTTGCAAATGGAAACGGAGTGTTCACTCAAGGAGAAACTGTTCGTGATGCTGCAAATAATTTTGTTGGAACTGTTGACTATTTCTCTAATACGAATACTGGAATAATTATTGTTACTGGAGCAAATAAGGCACTTGAAACACGTTATGTTCTTACTGGCGATTATTCTAACTCAAGATATGTTATAGAATCTTTAGAGCAAAACTCTATAAAGGCAGTCAAAGTTATAACCGAACCAGATCCATTAACAGCTGGTCCCGAAGAAGACTTTGGATTTACTGAAACTATTATTACTTATCCTAATACATTATAATGAAAAAGTTAAATGAAAATTTGTCAGAAATATTTGACATAGAGCCTATTGAAATAAAAGAAAATCGGACAACCGAAGTTGTTGTGGTTGAAACTAGTAATGATATTGATTCAGACACCAGTTTTGCCAGAGAAAATATTAAACAACTTATTACTAAAGGTAACAAATCACTTGAGGAGCTGTCTACAGTTGCGAATCAATCTGAATCACCACGTGCATATGAAGTTCTTGCTACGATGATGAAAAATCTAGCGGACATGAACAAAGATTTATTGGAACTTCAAAAACGAAAAAGAGATTTGCAGCCAAAAGAGTCAACGCAAAATCTGAATATAGATAAAGCAGTCTTTGTTGGTTCAACAGCCGAACTTGTAAAAATGATTAAATCAAACAAATAATTGGAGAAATGATGGAACAGTTAATAGAACAAATGAAAGTTATTCTTGGTACGAACTTTGGTTTGTATTTCAAAGCACACAATTTTCACTGGAACGTAGAGGGTCCTAACTTTGCGGAGTATCACAACTTTTTAGGTGCATTCTACGAAGCAGTGTTTGACCAAACAGATTCAATCGCGGAACATATTCGTGCATTGGGTTCATATACTCCAACATCATTAGGAAGAATGATGGAGTTATCAAAAGTCGTTGATTTGGTAGCCATTCCTTCACCGCTTATTATGATGAGTGAACTTGCAAATGATAACGATAAGTTTATCATGGAACTTCGTGCAGGAATTGCACTTGCTGATGCTGCTGATGAACCAGCAGTAGGAAACTTTTTACAAGACATTTTAGATGCTCATCAAAAACACGGATGGATGTTGAAGAGTTTTACAAGATAAAAGATGGAAGACGGATATCTTGGTAATGCAAGGCTTAAAAAAGTCGGTGTTGAATTATCCTATACAAAAGAACAGTTAGAAGAAATTGTAAAGTGTACTGAAGATCCAGTATATTTTATACGTAACTATGTAAAGATTGTCAACGTTGACCGTGGTCTTGTTCCATTTGAAATGTGGGACTTTCAAGAAAACATGGTCCGCACGTTTCATGACAATCGTTTTTGCATTGCAAAAATGCCACGACAGGTTGGTAAGACAACAACAACTGTTGGCTATATGCTTTGGTCAGCATTATTCAATGAAGATTATGTCATTGGTATTCTTGCAAACAAACTTCAACTTGCACAAGATATTCTAGGTAAGATTCAAAAAGCTTATGAGTATCTTCCATCTTGGTTGCAACAAGGCATCATCAATTGGAATAAACGTTCAATTGAATTAGAGAATGGCTCAAAGATTTTTGCGTATGCAACATCTTCAGCAGGTGTTCGTGGTGGTACATACAATCTGATTTTTCTTGATGAGTTTGCGTTCGTTCCACACAACATGGCTGTAGACTTCTTTACTTCTACTTATCCTGTTATCTCATCTGGTAAAACGTCAAAAGTAATTATTGTTTCTACTCCAAATGGTCTAAATCTGTTCTATAAAATGTGGACAGATGCTATTGAGAATCGCTCCACATACAAAACGCTTGAAGTTCACTGGTCAATGGTGCCAGGGCGTGACGAAAAGTGGAGAGAAGAAACGATCCGAAACACGTCGGAAGAACAGTTCAGACAAGAGTTTGAAACGGAGTTCATCGGTTCAGCAGCGACACTTATTTCTGGTGCTAAACTTCGTTCTCTGGCATTTCATGATCCAATCCGAATTGAAGATGATGGTAATTTATCGATATATGAAGATCCAAAACCAGGAAGAATATATATTGCGACTGTAGACTGTTCCGAAGGTGTAAGTTTAGACTATCACACAATCAATATTATTGATGCTACTGAAGCGCCTTACAGACAAGTTGCGTTGTATAGAAACAATAAACTGCCTCTTCTGTTTTTGCCTACTGTTATATACGCTCTAGCAAATAGGTATAATGAAGCTTTTGTTTTGATAGAAACCAATAACATAGGTCAACAAGTTGTGGACATTCTACACTATGATCTTGAATATGGAAATATCTACAGAATTGAGCATCATCATATCAAAGGACAAAGCATTTCTGCTGGTTTTAAACGATCGGTTTCTTTTGGTATTAAGACTACTAAATCAGTCAAGAAAATTGGTTGTGCTAACCTAAAGACGCTGATTGAAAATGATAAGTTAATTATCAACGATTTTAATACGATTGCAGAACTGAATACATTTGTTCGCACTAAAGACTCATATAAAGCCGAAGAGGGTAATAATGACGATATTGTCATGGGATTGGTTACTTTTGCTTGGCTGACAGCACAGACTTTTTTCAAAGATGAGACTCGGATTGACATTCGTAAAGTTATGTTGGATGAGCAAAATATGCTCGGAGAAGAAAGTATGCTTCCTTTTGGATTTATTGAAGACGGATTAGCAAGGGAAGCAGAAATTGCTGATGGAGATATGTGGGAGCCGCCGGCTGGCTATTTATCATCAAGTTTCTAAAAAACTAAATACAATATCAAAAAGAAAATTGACCCAAACAATAAAGGAGAAATCCAATGGCATTTCAATTATCACCTGGAGTAAATGTATCAGAGATCGATCTGACTACAGTTATTCCTTCAGTAGGCACTTCTACAGGTGCTTTCGTAGGACCTTTTGCTTGGGGACCATGTGGCGAAGTTACTACTATTTCTGACGAAGTTCGTCTAGCAAGCACCTTTGGTAATCCAAACAGCGATAATTATGAATACTGGTTCTCGGCAGCAAACTTTTTAGCTTATGGTAATAATCTAAAAATCGTTCGTGCTTTTAATGCATCAACAACACTAAATGCAACAGCAAACGGAAGTGGTCTTCTGATTAAAAATCAAGATGACTATGTAGAAAATCATACAGGTTATTCAGCAAACTCTTACAACGGTTTTGGCGCACGTTGGGCAGGTGCTTTAGGTAACTCACTCAGCGTTTCTATGGCAGATGCAAACTCATATAGCACATGGGCATATAAGACACAATTCACATCTGCTCCTTCTACATCATCATATGTTGCAAAGAAAGGCGGTTCTTTTGACGAAGTTCACGTAATTGTTGTTGACGAAGATGGTCTGTTTACAGGAACAAAAGGAACAGTTCTGGAAAAGTATCCTTTCGTTTCAAAAGCTTCTGATGCAAGAGATGACTCTGGTAACTCAAGTTACTATAAGAATGCTATTCAAAATCAATCTCAGTACATCTGGTGGCTGTCACACCCAACACAAAACACTACAGGTGGAACAGCTTGGGGTTCAACAGCAAATGCATCATCATTTGCAAACACAACTGGTAATGTATCATTCTCATTATCAGGTGGTGCAGATGGTACAGTAGGTACATCACAAATTACAACTGGTTGGGATAGATTTAAGAATGCGGAAGCAGTAGATATTTCTCTGTGCGTAACTGGTACAGGCAACTCTACAATTGCAGCATACGTTATCGATAATATAGCAGGCACACGTAAAGACTGCGTTGCATTCGTTTCACCAACAAAAGCAAGCGTTGTTGACAATGCGGGTAGCGAAGTTTCAGACATTACTACTTTCCGCAACGGTCTAACATCTTCGTCATATGCTGTGTTGGATTCAGGATACAAATATCAGTACGACAAATACAATGATGTGTATCGTTGGATACCACTGAACGGTGACATTGCTGGTCTATGCGTAAGAACAGATCAAGAGCGTGACCCATGGTTCTCACCAGGTGGTTTAAATCGTGGCGTTATCAAGAACGTTGTAAAACTTGCTTGGAATCCACTAAAATCAGAACGTGATTCGTTATATTCTGTTGGCGTAAATCCTGTTGTTTCTTTCCCAGGAGAAGGCACAGTTCTGTTTGGTGATAAAACATTACTGAGCAAGCCAAGTGCATTTGATCGTATCAATGTTCGTCGTTTATTCATCACTCTTGAAAAAGCAATTTCACGTGCAGCACGTTTCTCGTTGTTTGAATTTAATGATCAATTCACACGCGCACAGTTTGTTGCTCTAGTTGAGCCATTCTTACGTGACGTTCAAGGTCGTCGTGGTATCACTGATTACCGTGTTGTGTGTGACGAAACAAACAACACTGGAGAAGTTATTGATCGTAATGAGTTTGTTGGTGACATCTATATTAAACCAGCACGTTCTATCAACTTCATTCAATTGAACTTCGTAGCAGTTCGTACAGGAGTATCATTTAATGAAGTCGTAGGTGCGGCATAAATAAGAGAGACACAGGAGAAAATAAATGGCATTTAACGTAAATCAATTCCGCTCTCAACTTCAAAGTGACGGCGCACGTCCAAATCTATTTGAAGTGAGTTTGCCGTTTCCTACATTCTCGGTGCCAGGAAACGCACAAACAAAAATGACGTTCATGTGTAAGACAGCACAACTTCCAGGTTCAACTCTGGGCGTTGTGCCTGTTCAATACTTTGGTCGTGAATTAAAGTTTGTGGGCAATCGTACTTTTGCAGACTGGACAGTAACAATCATTAACGATGAAGACTTTGCTGTTCGTAATGCGTTTGAGCGTTGGATGAACGGTATCAATAGTCATAATCTAAACGTTCGTAATCCAATTGCGGGAACACCACTCGGATACAGTGTTGATGGTCAAGTTACACAGTTTGGAAAAGCCGGAAACACAATTAAAAAATATAACTTTGTTGGTATGTTCCCAACAGATATTACTCCAATTGATGTTGATTGGGGTTCAAATGATACCATTGAAGAATTTTCTGTAACCCTGACGTATCAGTTCTGGGAAGCAGTAGCAGACGGTGTGGTTTAAGAGTAGGGGGAACAACCCCTACTTTTTATTATAGAATGAAAGGAAAATTCTAGTGGCAATTAAGCTGTTTGGCTTTACTTTAGGTACGAAAGATGTTGTTCAGAAAGAAAAACCTGAGCAACAATCTTTCGTTCTTCCTTCCGCTGCACAACTAGATGACGGTGCTGTTACCATTACGCAAAATGCGTACTATGGTACCTACGTTGATTTAGAAGGTTCAGTCCGTAATGAGATTGAACTCATCACACGTTATCGTGAAATGTCCAATCATCCAGAATGTCAGATGGCGATTGATGAAATCGTCAACGAAGCTATTACACATGATGATAGAGGCAAAGTAGTTGATCTTGTTTTAGATAATCTGAAACAGCCAGAATCAATTAAGAAAAAAATTATTGAAGAATTTGAAAACATTCAGAAGATGTTGAACTTCAATAATCTGGCAGATGACTTATTCAAGCGTTGGTACATTGACGGTCGCATGTTCTATCATGTGGTAGTTAATGATAAGAATCCAAAAGAAGGTATTCAAGAATTAAGATATATTGACCCACGTAAAATTCGTAAAGTACGTGAAGTCAAAAAAGAAAGAGATCCAAAAACAGGTGCTTTAGTTGTTGATTCTGTTGCAGAATACTACGTGTTCAATGATCGTGGTACAACGACTCAAACATTTACCGCAAATGTAACTCAAGGTCTTCGTATTGCGCCAGAGTCTATTATTAACATCAATTCTGGTTTGATGGATGCAAAGAATACTTTTGTTATTTCATATCTACATAAAGCAATTAAGCCACTCAATCAGTTACGTATGATTGAAGATGCGATTGTTATCTATCGTATTTCACGTGCGCCAGAACGCCGTATTTTCTATATTGACGTTGGTAACTTACCAAAAGGTAAAGCAGAACAATATCTGCGTGACATCATGATCAAGTATCGTAACAAAATGGTCTACGATGCAAACACAGGTGAACTGCGTGACGAACGTAAACATATGTCAATGTTGGAAGATTTCTGGTTACCTCGTCGGGAAGGTGGTAAAGGTACAGAAATTACCACACTACCAGCTGGACAAAACTTAGGTGAATTGGAAGATGTTAAATACTTCCAGAAAAAACTTCTTCAGTCGTTGAATGTACCGTATTCACGACTTGAATCACAAGAGGGTGGAATGGCTGGTTTAGGTCGTTCACAAGAAGTTACCCGTGACGAATTAAAGTTTGCAAAGTTTGTTATTCGTCTGCGTAATAAGTTTGCACAGATATTCGATGAAGCTTTAAAGATTCAGTTAGTATTAAAAGGTATCTGTACACGCGAAGAGTGGGATGAATTTAAAGAAGACATCTATTATGACTTCCGTAAAGATAACAACTTCACAGAACTTCGTGAGGCAGAACTATTGCAGAATAGATTACAAATGGTAGGCATGGTTGATCCGTTTGTTGGTCGTTATTTCTCCAATCATTATGTCATGAACAAAATATTGATGATGACGGATGAAGAAATTGAAAAGATGCAAGAAGAAATAAAGGAAGAAAAAGATACTCTTCCTCCAGAAATGCAAGGTCCTATGGCAATGCAACAAGCACAAGCGGAACAAGAACAACAACCTGCTGAAGATGAACAATCTGCTCAACAAGCAGAGCCGCAAGATAACACAATAGATAATGAAGACACTGAATCACTGACACCTCAACTTGATGATGAGGTAAACAAGTCGGTGGTTAGTATAAATAATAGACGTAGATAAGAAAGGTTATTATGAATATAAACGACATCATTAACAACATTGCTGCTGGAGATAACTTAGCGGCAAAAGAAAGTATAGAAAATGTCTTATCAGCAAAAGCGTTCGATGCGCTCCAAGGCCGTAAGCAAGAAATCGCTTCAACTCTTTTTGGCGGGCAAGACCAAGAAGCTGAAGAAAACGCAAACAACGAAGATTCGGAAGAAATAAATCAATAATGAAATCTTTAGTAAAGTTCAAATCTATCGTTGAAGAAGAAAAGTCCGACTACTCAAAGTTGGACATTCTTGTTCGTGCAGGTTTGGCTAACAAAGCACAGTTACAGCGTATTCATAAAATAATGGACAAGATGGGCGAAGAACGTCCAGTGTTCAATAATGCTGATCGTGAAATCATGCGTAATCTTTTCAACCGTATGGCGGATTTGGTTACTAGCAATAAACAAATTTTTACACGTGCAAGACAAGCAGTACGTGAAGATTTAAACGAAGCAAAAGCAGATAGTGTTGGAAGTGCATTTCCATTATTACCAGATCCACCGGTTGTTCTGGTAATTAAACGTCGAGCAGTGAGATTATATCCAGACGGCACTAGAGTTGCACTCTATTGGAGCGATAAGCTTAAAAAATATTTCAGCGTTCCCTATGGACCAGCTATCGATTCTACAATTCAGGCTGAAGAATATGTCAGAGAATTTTTAGAATCTGATGAAATTGGATTGAACGATGGTAACAATGTTTCCCTCAATGAAGAAACAAAAGAAATGTTTATAAATGTTTATGACCGTTTAGATGAACAGAATAAAGAATATTTTTGGAATCAATTAACAGAATCAGCATCAACATTTGGAAAACTCTATGAATTTTGTAGAACTAATTCTTCAGAATAAATTAGACGAAGCCAAAGAACTCATCTATGAAAAATTGGATGAGATAGCTTCTATTAAATTAGAAGAGGTAAAGCCATTTGTTGTTGATGAGATGTTTGAAGAGATTGAAGTTGACGAAGAAGTATTAGAAGAAGCAGCAAAGAAACGAAACCCAAATATCGTAAAGATGGGTAGAGTTCAAAAGATTCGTCGCCGTATTCGTCGTAACAAAAAAGGTAAAATCATCGTACAAAAAAATGTACGTAGATCAGCAATAAAAGGATATCGTTTGTCTGGCAATACAGTAAAGCGTATACCAGCAACAACAAGATTACGTAAAGCACGTTTATTGAAACGTGCATGGAAAACAACAAGAAGAGCAAAACTTAGACGCACATTGTTAAAGAGAAAGATGTCAATGCGCCGTCGTAAATCTATGGGACTAAAATAAAATGCCATTTGAAATAACTAATAGTTTAAGAGGCACATCAGTCATTCGTGGTGTTGATGCGGGTACTTATACGATCACACTGAATGATCTGAGGGCCAATGCAACAATTGAAGCGGTAAGTGCTGCCGACATCAAACGAATTATGTGGTCAACAAACGGAAGCATTACTGTTATTAGAAACGGTGTACCGCAAGTTGCTTTACATACTGGTGGCGTTATGGACTTTGCAGACTTTGCTTATTCCCTTGCCAATAATAATAATCAAAGCATTGTGGTAACAATTACTACGGGCGGTTCATTCGTTATGGAAGTATCTAAAGTTGCGACATACAATGTTGATCCATACACAGGAGTAACTCTATAATGAAACTCATCAAAGAACATATTGAAGCAGTAAGATATCTTACCGAGAAAACAGAAGACGGTAAAAAACACATGTTTATCGAAGGAATCTTTCTGGTCGGTGATGCGGTTAATCGTAACAATCGTATGTACAAAATGGATACTTTACGTAACGAAGTCGCACGATATACAAAAGACCTTATTGAATCAAATCGTGCGCTTGGAGAATTAGGACATCCTGATACACCATCACTTAATCTTGAACGTGTATCTCATAAGATTGTTAGTCTTAAAGAAGACGGAAATACTTTTGTAGGTAAAGCACTTATTATGGAAACACCCTACGGTTTGATTGCAAAGAATCTTATTGAATCTGGCGTCAACCTTGGTGTTTCTTCACGTGCCCTTGGCTCAGTTGTCATGACTAAAGAGGGTTATAATCTGGTTCAAGATGATTTACGTCTTGCAACAGCGGCAGATATTGTTGCTGATCCTTCAGCTCCAGGGGCATTTGTACAGGGAATTATGGAAAACAAAGAGTGGATGTACGTTGAGGGTCGTTTCGTTGAGTCACATATTGACTACGCTAAAAAACAGATTCGTCAAGCATCTCGTAAAGAAGTTGAGTCTGTCGGACTTCAACTTTTTGAAAATTTTCTACGAAAACTTTAAAATTTATAAATAAGAAATCATAAGGAGATATTCAATGGCAACAAACAAACTAATGGAAGCAGCGGCAGAAATTCTTGCATCAAGCAAGTCTTCAGCTCCTGGTATGCCAATGCCTAAGTTACAGCACGACACTCCAGGTAACTCTGGAACACCTGAAGACTTGGGCGGTCCAACACCACAAAACAACAAAGCAACTGATGATTCCAACAAGGTGTCAAACAAAGCTAGTGCTAAGAGTGCTTCTGCACCTACCACTAAGCCTTCCGATGCATCACCAGACACTCAGAACCGTGTTGGTAAAAACAGTATGCATGAAGAAGAAGATCGTGAAGATGAAGATCAAGATCAACTTGATGAAGTTTCTATGAAATTGGCAAGCAAAGTTTATAGAACAAGATTGGATAATGCTGAAGCACATGATAAGGGTGGTCGTTCTGGTGCCGATAAACAATATACAAAAAGTGGTGAACATAAAGCCGGTATATCACAAAAAGCAATTGCTAAAAAACCGGGCGGTGAAACAAGATTGAATAGAATTCATAGTGTACATTATAATGATGTTCAATATGAAGATGATTCATTGGTTGAAGAACTCAGAAATCAAATGCATGATGATATGCAAGCATTGTTTTCTGATGATGAAACAATCTCTGAAGATTTCAAAATTAAAGCTGCAACTATTTTTGAAGCGCGTGTCTTTGACCGTGTTGCTCAAATCCAAGAACAGATTGAAGAAGAATATGCTGGTCAGTTAGTTGAAGCTGTTGAAGTAATCAAAGCAGAACTAACAGAAAAAGTTGATGACTACCTCAACTATGTTGTTGAGCAGTGGATGGATGATAATGAAATCGCGGTTGAAAGCGGTCTCCGTTCTGAAATCACAGAAGACTTTATCGCAGGCTTGCGTAATCTGTTTGCTGAAAACTACATTAATGTTCCAGAAGACAAAGTTGACCTCGTAGAAGAACTTGCTTCTAAGGTTGAAGAACTGGAAGAAAAATTAAACGAAGAAATTGAAACTAACATTCAGTATAAGAAACAACTTACTGAAGCAGTTAAAGTACAACTAGTAAATGAAGTTTGCGAAGGTCTCACAGCAACTCAAGTTGAAAAGATCAAATCACTCGCAGAGAGTGTTGAATTCTCCACAGAGGAAGAGTTCGTAGAGAAACTTGAAACAATTCGTGAGAATTACTTTCCATCAGGCATGAAAAAAGCCAATGCAGCACAACTTCACGAAACAGTTGATGACACAGATGGTAACGATAAGAAGGTCTCTTCAGATCCTTATGTTGCATCAGTCATGCAAGCAATTTCTAAAACAAAAATCTAATAATAAACTAAGGAGATACAAAGATGTATTTGTCTGAAAATCTACAAAACAAATGGGAAGGCGTCCTGGACCACCCAGACCTCCCAAAAATTGCTGATCCATACCGTAAAGCGGTTACAGCAGTTATCCTGGAAAACCAGGCTACAGAAATGATCAAAGAATCTGGTATGCTGCAAGAAACAGGTTCACCAACAAACTTTGCTGGTACAGGCGGTTTTGGTGGTGGTGCTGCTGCTGCAGGCCCAGTTGCTGGTTTTGATCCAATTCTTATCAGCTTAGTTCGTCGTTCACTTCCTAACTTGATTGCATACGATGTTTGCGGCGTTCAGCCAATGACAGGTCCTACAGGCCTTATCTTTGCAATGCGTACACGTTACGCTGGTCAAAACGGTACAGAAGCATTCTACAACGAAGCTAACACAGCATTCTCTGGTGCTAACGGCGCAATCGTTGCATCTTCAATGACAATCGCTGGTAACACAACAGATTATCTGTTTACTGGTAACGCTGCTCCTACAGGCGCAATGACTACTGGTTCTGCTGAAGCATTGGGCGACGGCGCTGCTGGTAATACATTCCAAGAAATGGCATTCTCAATTGAGAAAGTTACTGTTACAGCACGTACACGTGCATTGAAAGCAGAATACTCAATGGAACTTGCACAAGACTTGAAAGCAGTTCATGGTCTTGACGCAGAAACAGAATTGGCTAACATTCTGTCCGCAGAAATTCTTGCTGAAATCAACCGTGAAGTTATCCGTACAA